GTTCCGAACCTATCCAAATGAATGAATCTTCTGAATCTTTAATAGCTTGAAATAAAACTTCAATATTCACTATATTAGCTTCAACAGTTATAGTTTCACCGTTGTTATATTTAATCGTTAAATCATATATCATTTTTATCACCTATTTCAATCACCATTAGCAAAGTACCTCTTTAATCTCATCTCCGAACTCTTTGATAAATAGTTCTGCTATTTCTTCTGATTTGAAATAAGGTAGTTTAGAGAAAGGTTTAATTCTAGCGTAACAGTCAATTTTAAAAGTTTTGTATAATTTATCAAATATAATAAAATATTTTGTTTCGTTACAATCATTCCAGTTAGGTGTCCAACCTCCGTTATGTTCCTCTTCCCACTTATGAAGTTTAAACAGTAATATAGATTCTTTTAAATGTTGTTCTGCTTCTTCTTCAGTTTTAAACGCTAATCCAAGTCGATATTGAATACGTGCAAGATTCATATTGCAACCTTCTAAAGAGTAAATGTTTCCATATTCGCCTATGAAGTAATTATCACCTACATCCTCTGGCACTTCAACTTCATAAGGTTTCTTTTCTTCCAGTTTTAATTTTAAATTAATAATTTCTTCTTCTAACCTTTTAACTTTTTGTTGTAATTCTTCGTTAGTCATCCTCTTTTATCTCCTCATAAGTAAAATATTCAATCTCATTTACATTAATCACTTTACTATCTCCTAAATTTTGAAAATTACCTTCTCTTCTCTTAAAGCATATGTCAAATAACCAATCTAACTCAACACCACTAACTACTAACTTTAATTCTCTGCCACTTCTAAATACTATTTTCAAATTAAAATCTACACTTTCGTTCATTTCTAGTCCTCCTAATCATCCAATTCTCCGTTATATTCTGGAAACTCCATCCAGTAAATAACATCATTATCAGTATTTTCAAAACCTAATTCATCACCAATTTCTACCCACGTGTCAACGTATGTATCAATAAAATCTCCAGGAGACAAAGGGTAAGTGACCAGTACTTCTTCATCAATATCAGGTAACGTTCCATCCCACATAAAATCATATTTATCTCCATAAATTTCCACTTCGTCTTCAGTCATCTTTCTCGTTGTTAATTTATTCCATTTCATCTTCCACTTCTCCTATATGCACAATTGCTACCACAACAGTCTCAAAACCTTTTCCTCGACCTTCTTCAGGTTGTTTAAGTCGGCTACCATCTTTTATATACTCGATATTTATAACGTATTCATTTTTTCTCAAATGATTTGAGATAAAATTATTAATTGCATCACCTATAGACTCAATACCCCTTGTTATTGTTACTACTCTTTTAATCATTTTTAGTCCTCCGTAACTCCTAACTCTTTTAACTCTTCAATCAGTTCGTTTCTAATCTCTTTTAATAACGCTAAAATTTTCAATTTATATCCACCATTGAAAGTCATTTTTAATTTCCAACATTTTAATTCACAATCTTTAGAACTATATTCAACACATCCCATTAAGTTCTCAATTCGGCTTAATTCATCTAATAACTTACTAGCTCTTTTGAGTTCCTTGTAATTCATTTTCTACCTCCAACAACTCCTTATTTTCGTAAATATTACCAATTACTTTAAAATAGCCATCTTCAAATTCATATATATTCAAATACATTTCTCTAAAACCTTCTCTTATTTGACTATCATTACTTTTAAAATTATCTAAATATGAAATTCTTCCGCTTTTAATCGTTGCTATATTAAAGAAATATTCACCATCAAAATGCGAATCTTCAAATTCAACAATATCACCAACATATATATCAGTTCCGTTTTTATCTTTTAATCCTGTATTTTCCATGAATTCAACATCTTCAAAATCACAGTAACAATATATATGTTCATCTTCATCGTAAACCGCAACTAATTTAGTATCAAAGTTAATTGATTCTACTTCTAACACTTTGTTCAAATACTTAACATACACTTTTGGTTGTTTCATCTTCTACACCTCCGCAACCCCTAAATTGAAATCTCGTTCCATTTCATCTTTCAAAGTACAGATGAAATCATATAAAAATTTCATTTCAACATCACCGTAGATTATTAATTTTAATTTACTAAAATCTAACCTTTCTAATTTTTTTTCGTCTTTTTTAGTAAAAAATAAATTTACATCACTAGAGCCGTCTTCTATTTCTATTTTAACTCCTTGCCATTTATTCCAACCCGGAATTTCTTCAAAACTGTAACCTAAAGTAAATCTAGTTTTCAACCAACCCCAGTAATCTTTTTCTATCGTTTTATCAAATTTTCCCATCTTAAAACTCCAACCTTTCTAACTCTTTTAAAAAATATCTAAGAATAGCTATAAACTTTTCTTTTTCTTGTTCCGTTCCAATTCTAATACCTAGGTTATTACGAAACGCTAATTCTTGTTTTAATCTGAAAGAAATCGTGTAACCCTTATATTCAATAAATAGGTGGTCTATATCTTCCATTTCAGCAATTTTTAATTTCATTATTAATCCTCCTTATAATGGTATTTAATATTACCAATATATCTAGTTGCACGTAAAAAATTTATTTTTTTCTTTTTCTCGTCTGACATTTTCGGTAATTCTAATGGTCTAAATTTTGAATAATCTGAAATAACTTCGAAAACATCCATTAAGAAATAATACACCTCATCGAGTGAATAGAATATTTCATTTTTCACTAACCCCGGCGCGAATAATATGAAATTTTCATCCGTTATTTCAGCACTAACCACAAAGTCATTTAGTCTATTTGTTACCGTGATTTTAATTTTTTTACTATTATCACGTTTATTGCTGAAAATTATATAAAATTCTTTACCACCGCTATATACAGCGTTGTGAGTGTAAGAAAATATATCCTTCAATAATTTAAACCAATTTTCAAATTTATCATACTTGTAAATCTCCACGGCTTCTTCCGTGTAATTTCTATCGCACTTTTCGTTAAAGTTTTCTATATTCATTGTTAACCTCCTAAATTTCAAACGGTTGTCCACCTTTAATCTCTTGTTGTTGCTTAAATAGTTGCAACTCTCTAATTCTGTCTTTTTGTTGTTCTATTAACCTTTGTTTTCTAATATTTTCAGTTGCTAACTTTTCAATATTATCACTAGCAATATATGTTCCAACCACTAATCCAACTGTGAACATTATTAATAGCATACCTAACGTTATTAAAAATAATGGTAAATTAAATTTTTTTTCACGTCTTATTCTTTGTTGCTTGTTCATTTTTCTTCCTCCGTCAAAAATATAGTAACATACTTCAAAGTTGTTCTTATGAGTTTTCACAACAATTTTCATGTTACTATATATATTATATATAAGTAATTTCTTTAATATTTATATATATATAATATATAACTACTACTATATAAAGATTTCGCAAAATATCGTAACATCGTAACACACCTCTTAAAAAATCACTCGTACCAATACTTTAAAGGTGTTACTATATTTAAAAACAATATCGTAACATCGTAACAATATCGTAACACCTATTTTTTTACATAAGTTTTGACGATTACACCGTCAATACGTCTATTTTTTGTTGTTAGATTAAAAAAGTTATTTACTTTTCTAGTGAAAGCATTAATAGGTATATTCTCATAACCCTCACGCATGCAATATTCAACGTATTCTGAATAAATAGCGCCAGATTTTTCACCTATGATTAAATCTACATTTAAACTTTCAAGATATTCACTAACAGGGTCAATTTCTTTCTTGTATTCTTCAAATTCCTTGTTAGTATATTCACTTTCAGTAAATTTTCTATTTTTTAATACACGTTTCAAACCTGCAATACCTAAATTAATTAAGTACTCCATACTTTCTTCCGTTATTAAATCATCGATAATAAAAGGTTTATAGTCAGGACTACTACTATCAAAATAAGCTTTAAAAGGCACGATTACTAACCTACTTAATATTGCAGGTGCGTCATCTCCATCACCTAATTTAGGAATATTATTTGCACTATAGATTAATTTACAGTAAGGAGTAAATTCGAATTTGTCACGTCCTTTTTGTTCAGCGTTTATTTTTTCACCAGATACAATTTTTTTGAATTGTTCCGTATCATACAATTTTTTATTTGAAATATCATCTCCAATGTTAGCTAATTTATTAACCAACATTACAGTTGAAAATCTATCATTCAAATGCTTAATATCTAATACTGAAGTATTTTTAGATCCTAATAGTTCTTTTAAAATATTAAGGAATGTACTTTTCCCATTTTGTTTTTGTCCAGTTAAAATAAAAGCTTTCCTTAATTCATTACGTCTATAAAAAGTGTAACCTATCATTTCTTCAATAAGCATTCTAATTTCCTTGTTATGTACCGATAAATTATCTAAAATTTCATCTGTTAAACTAGCGTAACTTGTAGGGTTGTAATTCCAGTTTATTTTATTAGTGATAATAATATCGGGTGTAAAACTAATGAATTCATCAGTTTTAATGTTATATAAACCGTTCTTAAAGGCTATATAATTGTAATCCCTTAGTTGATATTCTTGTTCTACTAATAGTTCTAACATTGCCAACGCCTCTCTACGTTGACCTATAGTAAAATTCGGCATATATTTTGAAATAGTACGTTCTAATTCTATATTTCCATATTCATAAATTCCGTCTTTATAAACGTGCAAATTACCGTTTATTCGCTTAATATTATGATTACTAATTAAGAATTTACAGAACTTGTGATAATTAAATTTACCTTCTTTGTAAAATATTTCTTCAGAAAAAGCGTCATCTCTCAAGATCACTTCTACCTCAGTTTCTGATAAGGGTTCATCTAGTATAAACTCATTAATAAGTCGTATCGTTTCTCTAACTTCTTCTTTCTCAAAGTCATAACTTTGCAGCGTTAAGATATACTTAAATAGCGTACTATTTCTTCCGCTTCCCTTGTGCATTTTACCAAAATCATATTGACTTTTAATAGGTCGTAAATATTTAGGTAGGTAGTCGTAAGTGTCGCTATCCCACTCTACAAAACGTTCAGCACCATCTTTTTTAAGCACTTGATAAGAGTTGTTCGAACCTACTTTAATATCGGCCTTAATTCCTAACGCTAAACTAACGTTAGTGTAGTTTTTAGTTACACCTTTATTTTTAAAAACAAAGTGCTTTCCTCTTGAAGTTTGATAAACTTTACAATTCAGTTGCTTTTCTTCAACAAGATTCATCAGTTTTTCGGAACTTTCTTCATCGTCTACATCGATAAGAATTACATCATCTCTAAGTACACCACCATAAGATTTTAGTTTTTTAACTTCTTCAAGTGTTCGGAGTTCTTCACCGTTTTTAAATTTATCAAGCGAGCTTTTACCGTTCGTTTTGACGTATCCTCTATAAAGTGACTCCATACTTTTTAACCCTCCTAATCGCTTCACTTATATACCAATTTTCATCATAGTACTTAAACTGATTAGATGCATCAAAAGAAAATACACCCTTAACAGGTCGCCCGTACAAGTTAGCGAAAACTCTATAATCTGGCTTAGCTAGTATTTGAAATTCACGTTCTTCTTTACAATTATTAATAGTTTTAGCTATCTTCTCGCCAGAGGTCAAATAAGCACGCATAGAGCGTTTTATTATACTTTCGGTATAATTACCCTCCGAACACTCTTTTAACTCTCCTACAGCCTTTATTTCGTCTCCTATAAGCAAATAATTGTTAACATCTTTCTGATAAATTTTATCGTAACAAGTAAATGTTAAATTATATCTTGTTAAATCTTCGAACTTTTCGCAAATTCGGTCTATCGTATCAAAATCATCATATTCAATGATAATTCCATCAGTATTTGTTTGAATTAGTTTTATATGAGGTTCTAACATTTCAATTAACAAGGTAATTAATAGTTGACCGTTAACACAAATAGTATTACTTGCTCTAGGGTTGTAAAGATCACTGTATTTATTCTTAAAGTTACCAACGATACTATTATCAGCTAACTTGTAAGGTAGTCTTTCGGGTTTACCTTTTAATTTTAGGTTCTGTTCGTGAATATATTTAGCACGCTCAATTTTTTTAATATTGAAATAACCTAACCTATTTAGCATTGTAGGATAAAAGGCTTCAATATCTATTACTAAAACAGGTTTACTGCTGCAATATGATTTCCTTGCCCCATGGCAACCACCGTAACCGTAAGTATGTTCAACCCCTGCTATCATAGTTTTGTACTTTTGCGAATAGTTATTATTGTTTACAAAAAAGTTTCTAACGTGTGAGTATTTGAATAATATATCTAATTTCATAAAATCAAACTCATCTTTATAACAAGGTGTGCCACCTATAGCATAAGCGGTAATACTAGCGATACTTGAATTAAGCAGGTACTTCGGTAATTTAAATTCATTAATCAACGCCATTTTACATTTGTAAGTATCGATATTTTCAAAAAACACCTTGACTACTGCCTCTAATTCCGTTTTAACGTTGTAACTATTCATTTTATATTTAATTGAATATTTATCTTTGCAATCATACACCGTTACAACATTTTTTAAATAGTCCGCCTGGTCGTAAGTTATCCATAACACGTTTTTATTTCGTTTAATAAATAAATCTAAATCATCATTATTATCGATTGTTAAATTTTTCCTTGTATTAAAATCAGCAATATATACATCGCCATTTTTAACGTAATAAAATATCATGCTTTACCTCCGCAGAGGTTGAGGGCTATTCGCCCTCGAACACCTCTAAAATTTTATAAGTTTTATATACTTTTCCGTCCTTGCTTACTTTCTCGTCATATTTTAGTGAATATTCTAGATTGTTATCTTCTGAAAATTCCATTATTTCATCTAAAAGCTCCGCATATTTAGCGTAACTTGTAAAAGTTAAATCTATTTCATCATCTGATAACTTTCGAAGTAAAGGTTTGAGCTTGTTAACTTTGTCGCCGTCGCTCACAACTTGGTATTGGAAGATTTTTTGATTTTCGTAATCACCACTTAAAATTGTGTACCAAACTGCAACCATAAGGTTCCCTCTTTGACTTTTAGTTAATTCTAATTTTGATAAAGCTACTTCATAAGTACCTGGAGGTACTTCTTCGAATTCTCTATCAACTACTGCTTTATTCGCATCTTCTCTGATTTGTTTTAAATTTTCTTCTGTATCAAATTGACTAAAATCTATATCCATTACCATAATTATTCTACCTCGCTTTGTCTTCTTCTTCTAGTTTTTGTTTCTGTTTTTTCTAATTCTACTTCTTCGGTAAACGGGTTAACAAGTTCGTTACCGTCTTCGTCAGTTAGTACGGTTAACTCATCTTCTGCTGGTTTAGTTTTTCGTCTTCGTTTTGGTTTCTCCTCCACTACTACCTCAGCTTCTACAGTATCTGGAATTGAAGTATCTGGTCGTGTAGTTTCTTTAACTACTTCTTTCACTTCTTTACTTTTCACTCCGTCTTGTGCTTCAATAAGCGCTTCTTTAAATTCATTCATATCTAGGTCGATTAAATCACGTTTAAAATTAAATCTACCACCACCAAAAGCATTATTTACTTTCTTCAGCTGCAACTTACGTTTACCCTCTTCATCAATAAACGCTCTAACTGTTAAATCTACAGTTCCTGATAATACGTTGGCTGTTTTGTCGTCAATATTAGGTGTAAAAATCGTTCTAGTATTTCCGTTTCTAAGTTTAACTTCTTCACGTTTTTCTTTTGATATATAAACGATTTGATAACCTAAACCTTTTAATCGTTTCATGGCTTTATTAAATTCACTACTTACCATTTGCCAAGCTTTACCAAATCCACCGTCTGACTCATGTTCCCAATTATATTTATTCAACACATGTGTTCGGCATAAATCTCGTAAATCTTCGACTAAATCAATAGCTATTGTTTTAAAAGTATTTTCTTGCGTTTCTAAACTATCGATAACTTCGATAAAAGTTTCCCAACCGAATTTAGTTTTAATTAAACGGCCCTCTCTTGTTTTCTCATCTCTGATTAGTACAAACGGACTCTCTGTATTGTCAGTATTTCCATCTGTGTTGATGAATAATAGGTCCTCAAATTTATCAACAAAAGTTGACTTTCCTACATAGCTATCGGCGTAAATCCATAAGTCTGGTTTCGTATCGATAACCTTTTCACGCTTTTTATTTTCTGGTAATTTAAACATATAATTTGCTCCTCTACAGTATTCGCAATACGGGTTGTTGCATTGCGGAAATAATCCATTAAAATTTGTATTTTCAATTTTTTTTGTGAGTTTGAAAAACTCATTTACTTTTTTTTCATCATAATCAACGTATTTAATAAACGGTTGTTCCAAACTCGCTACAATACGTTTTCTAAAATTGTGTAAATCTTCACTTTTCTTTTGTTTAATAAAAGTTTTCGGAATGAAAATATAACCTAAACTTTTAACAGGTTTATTGAAGATTTTTTCATAGTAGTATTTATAAATATGTAATTGCCTTGAATTCAAGTAATTTTCAATGTTATTTGAATATTTAAAGTCAAATATACTAACGCTACCGTCTTTATTATGGATAATTAAATCTATATATCCGATAAAGTTTTCTGTAGCTAATTCAACCTCGTACTCGCAATTAAAGGCGTTTAATTTACGTATCACACGTTCGATTTGCACATCCATTTTAATTAATTCATCAATATGTAAATTAGTAATTTTCGGAAAGTGGTCAAGGTAAATCTGTTCATAGTTTTGGCCCTCTATTCCACCGTGAACCGCACTACCGATAATTAAAGCGTTATTCGGTTCAAAGTTTGGTAATTGTTCAATACCGAAAATATATTTGAATTGAAATGCATATTTACATTGTTCGAAAAGTGATACTCTTGAATGACTATAACGCATATACTCGTTTTACAAAGTTGTTCATTTCTTTTAATGTAGAATCAACTAACTTTTCTTTCAATTCCATTTTTCTAAGCGTTATTGATGGTCCGCTTATTTTATGTAGTAAAAAGTTATTAGGCTCATATTTTGAAGTATCATATTCAACAAATACTGCTAGTTTGATACCATGACCCGTTAAAACTGTAACGATATCTCCAGCTTTTAAATCATTAAAATCTGTGTAAAAACTATACATTTTATCAGTGTAATC